GCCTTTCCTTTAATGTAAGTAAATGCCTTAAAGTTAAACCCAGTTGCGTAAATCCCTTCGAAAGGAAGTGACCTAGATTGAAGATAAGCATGGAAACCCATAGCACCGAGACCGACACTCCTTTCTCTATACGCTGAGTAGGCACTTTTGGTAAAGCCTTCCTTACCTTCTTTAACATATTTTTGAAAGCGTTTAAAATTTGCACTGTATTCTCCTAACTGTGTTGTGTCTATTGCGTTGTCAATGTAATGCTGTAAAACATTATCAAGCATGGTTATTAAATCCTCAATGAACAAGTCATCTTTTGACCAGTCATCAAAGTGTTCTAAGTTTACGGATGATAAACAACATACTGCTGTTCGTTCTTCATCAGTTGGTAAAGTAATCTCTGAACATAAATTACTCTGTCTTATTTTAAGACCTAAGTCTTTTTGTTTTTGAGGTAAAGCATTATTACATGCATCAATATTAACCATGTAAGGCTCACCTGTTTCTGCTCTAGCATGTATAATCTGCCACCATAAGTCTCTAGCATTAACTATCTTAACAGCTTCATTACTTTTAGGGTCTATCAATCTCCAGTCTTCATCGTTCTGTACTGCTTCAAGAAAAGAATTAGTAATGTTTATACCATTATGTATGTTAAGATTTTTTCTGTTTATATCTCCGCCTGATTCTTTTCTCATGTTTATAAACTCTTCAATCTCAGGGTGGCTTATATCCATGTAAGCTGCATAGCTACCACGTCTTGTTGTGCCTTGGTTAAAGGCTAACATCTGTGAATCTACTACGTGGATGAAAGGAATTGAACCAGTAGAACGACTGCCATGAGTAGTTGAAATACCGTTGCTCCTAATATCGCCCCAATATCCACCGATGCCTCCACCTGAACTAGCCAACCAAATGTTCTCATCATAGTGAGCAGATAAACCACCCCTGCTGTCAGGAACATAATTGAGGAAACAACTGATAGGAAGCCCACGAGTGGTACCCCCGTTACTAAGAATAGGAGTGCTAAACATGAACCAACGAGAGGAAGCGTAGTTATAAAGTCTTTGAGCCAATTCAAAATCTGTCTCACCTTTGTAGGTTGCTCCGAAGACGGAGGCTCTTGCGAATGCTTCTTGTGCATGTGTTTCTCCTTCCCAAAGATATCTGTCTTTGAGTGTATCTAAACTAAATTTATCAAATGTTTTTTCTTTGTTATAATCTATTTCAATTCCTAAGTAAGGCTTAGTTCCTATTTTATCTTCAATCATTTTGTTCTTCCTTATTATTTACATATAAAGCTATTATAGTATAATGTATAATCTTCATAAGGTCTTGATTAGATTTACCATTCTTCTTTCCAAACCTCATAGCATACTTCATAATATTACCTATACAAAATCCTTCTCCATATCCCGAATCAATTATCATATCTGTTGCTTGATACTTTCCATTAGCATAATGTTGGTCATATGTATTACCTATATAAGATTTTACTTCGTTTAATATTTTATCTTCTCTAAACTTATACTCCACTCTTCCACTCCTTTGGTAAGGTTTCTTCACTATACCATTTAAAATTATTCGTCTCTGCCCATTCAGCATGAGTTCTTTTTGTACCATCTTTTCTTACCTTTGCTCCCGGCATAGGAGATAAAGGTTTTTGAAATAAGAAAACTAATTCCATATAATCAGGTAATGCTTTTCTAATATGTATATATTTACTATACTCTGCATAATCCCAAAACCTACCTTTAGCTTCAATTAAAATTATATTACCATCAAATTCTTTTACAAAGTCTGCTTCGTATTTATGATGAACAACATACTTGATAGTATCCCAATGATGTTTCCAGTCTTTAAGAATTGTTTGATGTATATCATATTCCCAAGCACTATCATATCCTTTCGGGACATTTGTCTTCTTTGGTCTAGGTTTTCTTGGTACTCTTCTAGGCATCTAATTCCTCCAAATGAAAATTAGGATTCTTTTTAACTTGTTTATAAAACCATCTAAGACTATAAGCACTTAACATAAATCTGTTATTAGAGTAGATGTGTGTTTGCTCTGGAATAAACTCATGTAAGTTTTTCTTATTAATTTTTTTAGTATCTTCTCCTTCAGGAACCATTGACCTTATCCAATCTATTAAAAGATTTTCTGCTTTGCGTCTTAATTGTTTAGACTTTTTTTGATTCATAATTTTTTACCAGTTTCCAATAATTTAAAATGTTATTAAACATATCTCTGTGTTTGTTCTGAGATTCTTTATCCCATATATGACAAGCTATAAGCTCTGGGTTTTCTCTATCAACAAAGATAGATACTCTATCTACATCATCAAATCCACAGCCTTGTGCATACGCAGACAACTGCATACCGTGTTCATCATATACTAATTTAGCAGGGTCTTTACCTTCTAAGTTATCTTTAGTTTTAAAGTCTACAAAGATACCAGACTTAGAATATAAATCTATCTTACCACCATATCCTGAATCAGCACAGAAGGAATCTTCTGCAATCCATTCTTCATCAGGGAAGTTTTCATTTAGCCAATCTAAAATAATCTCATATGTCTTACTTGTACCTTCACCTAAGAAACCTTGTTCAATCATAGCATGAATTTCTGTACCACGTTTAGCTGCTTCTTGTCCTATTCTTTTAGAGTCTTGTTTACATCTGTATGCAAACTCTTCAAGAGTTTCTAACTCATTCTTTTCTAAGGTTAGTGCAGAGTTAAGTGCTTGATTTATTTTCCAATTCTCTAACGAAGGTTTAGCTATCATACCTAGAATGGTAGTGACAGAGGGTACTAGGTTATCTTTCTTAGCATCTCTAAGGGTAGTGTTTCTTTCTTTACCATTAGCACCTATAACTGTATACATAGGTTCACCTTCTTGAGTGTACCAGTGTCCAGATTCAGCCTTACTTTTCTTAGCCGACAATTTATTATATACTTCTTGTGTAGAAGTGTCAAGTGTTTTCTTTGATTTAGTCATTTAAAATTACTTCCATATTATTTATTATGTCTTTAGCTATTTTTATATCTAATTTAAACCATTCACCTTTACGGTCAGATGATTTTTTAGAACATAAGGCATGTGCTTTTGCTTCTGCGGAACGTCTATCATTAAAATATTTTTTAAACTTTAATTTAAAATCTCTTAACGGACTAGATGTTTGATATCCTTTACATCTATCTTTAGAATCAATAGCCATACCAACTTTAACCCAGCCTTTCCAAGCAGGATTTGTTATGATATACACTTCTCCTGCTGTAGATTTTTCATAGTTCTGTAAAGAACTGAATGCAGCATCATCAAAACTTTTATAGTTTCCTGCTTTGTATAAAGGATGTGATTGAGATATATATTTACCATTAACTCTCATAACTTTATCAACTCTATTGCGTAAAGTTATAGCTCTTTCTCTTACATGGTTTCCACTTTTTAAACTAGTACCAGTTTCAGGATAGTAATACCACCATTCACCGTCTACAAATTTATATCTTTCTTGATTTCTTATATACTTACCCATTGGGTTTTCAGGTATGTTAATGTGTTTCACTCCAGTTACCTCCTATCTTGTATTCACCATCTAAAGGACAGCGAAGGTTAAAATATTCTCCTGCTTTTACTATGCTTTCTACAGCCAATCCTCCTACAAAATCAGCTTGGCTTTCATCTACTTCTATCTGCCACTCATCATGTATATTAGCTACAAATTTATATGTAATACTATTTAGTTTTAATATATCATCTAATATAACTAGAGCTTTCTTCATAACAATAGCACCTGCACCTTGTAGTAAAGTATTCAATGCTGAATGTTGATTACGAACATAAAGCTTTCTACCGTCTAATCCTTTGAGGAATTTTTTTGTTGAAGCTCTTTGTACTCTGTCTCTAAGAGACTTAAATGTAGGCTTATTATCAAAGAAATATTGTCTAGCTCTCTTACCATCTGCTGTACTTCCTCCGACCACTTTACCAAGCTTTTCATCTCCTGCTCCGTACATGAGTGCATAGATAAATGTCTTTGCCTTATCTCTTGATTCAAGTTTTGCAAGTTGTTGATTAGAGGTGTGTATATCTCCATTGATGATTTCATTTGTGTACTCCTCGTCAGCCATATAATGTGCTAACATTCTAATTTCTAAACCACTAGCATCTACACCTAGTAGTACATTACCTTCTTCTACAATCCAACAAGCTCTACATTCTTTACCGTAAGGACTATGAGAACTAGGAACTTGTGCCATGTTAGGACTTCTATGTGTCATTCTACCGGTGATAGCACCGTTAGGTATAACAAAACCATGAACACGTCCATCATCTTCAGTAGCTTCTATCCAAGAATCTATCTGGGCAATTCGTTTCTGTAGTAAAAGAAACTGTGCTATAAGATTAGCTTCGTGTATATGTGTAATCTCAGATAAAGTTTTCTCATCTACTATAGGTTGACCAGTAGGTGTGAACCTATCAGGTTTCCAACCAAAGTCAATAAGGTATTCACCAATCTGTTTACGACTACCCAAGTTAAAGTCAACTAACTGTTGTCTCATAAAAGGATTCATGTTCTGTGTAGATATACATCTTTCATATTCAGCATCTGTCAAACCACGTTTAGATAGTTCTCCATCTTTCTTAATGTAAGGTGTTACTAACTTATCATCAACCCACTTAGGTTTAAAGGTAGCATGTACTTCATCTTCTATTGACTGTTTCTTTTCTCTAAGTTCAGCTAATAACATTAGAGCATGTTCAGTATTAAACATGAATCCATTTGTTTCTTGTTGCTTAATAATGTCAGCTACTCTTTGCTCAAGAGTAATACATTCTTTATCAAACCCTTTACTTTCTTTTCTAAGTTGACCTAGTACTGCTGTGTTTAATTCTACATCACGTACACAATAGTCTAACATTTCTTGAGAGTAATTTAAGTAATCTGAAAACTCTATCTTATGATATCCTAATTTATATCCCCACTTCTCTAGACTATGTCCACCTTCTCTAGAAGGATTAAATAATCTAGATAGTACAAGGGTATCTATAACAGGGATACTAGATAAGTTTACATTACTAAACTTATGCACCATTGGTATGTCAAATCCTATAATGTTATGACCAATAAGAGTATCAGCTTTAGTTAATAGCTCATAGCCTTCTTGTAATTTATCTGGTGGAAATTTAAATATCTCTTTAGTATCCACATCTTGTGCAACAAGACAATGTATCTTAGTTGCGTTCAAGTCATCTGTTTCTATATCAAATACTAATTGCATTAAAATGCCTCCTCTAATCCATCATCAAATTCTATATCACTATTAGTAATCTCTGATAATCTACCTGTCTCTGAATCATATACAACTCTAGCAGCCATACCTACATCACCAGTATACCTAGACTTAAGAACTCTTAGTCTTGTAGTCCTAGCTTCTTCAGGGTCATCTGACTGTTGATTACGTTCTAATGCTATCACACAATCACTAAGTTGTCCAATACTATTTGAACCTCTTAGATGAGATAGAGATACTTCAATACCATTCTCATGTCCTTTGTTACCATCAACTCTGCGTAAGTGTGAAACCAAAATGATTCCTGCACCTGTCTCTTCTACCAAACTTCTAAGTCTAGTCATGATAGAATCAATAGCACGTCTTTCATCTCCTTCATGAACAGCACTAACTAACATATGTAAATGGTCAACGACCACCCACTTGCAGTCACATCCTATAATCATAAAGCGAAGCTTAGTAAAGATGTCATCAATGTCGTTGGTTCCGAAATGGGAATGTACCCAAACTCTGTTTCGGTTGTCACCATCGTATAGCATATCAAACATCTTATCAAGTTCTTCTCTAGAAAACTTCTCACGTTCTTGGTCAACGTATAGTCTAGCATTAGCTTCAATAGAAAGTATACCATCAATGGTACGTCTCCAATCTTCTTCTAATGCTATGATGCCTACATTGTCTTCTGTATTTTTAATAAGATGATGTTCAAGTTCTCTAGTTACACTAGACTTACCAAGACCTGTACCACCTGTAAGTGTTACAAGTTCTCCTTGTCTAAGTCCATATAACTTTTTGTTTAATCCTTCATAAGGATAAGGGACACTCTGTTTCTTCTCTCTATTATGGAACTTCTCTTTTTGTTCTGAAACATTTATAACACCAGAAGGTGTGTAAACTTTAGAAGCCCACCAAGATTCAACAAACTCTTTATGTCTGTTGGAACGAAGCATATCATTAGGGTCTTTGAACCCATGAGGGAGTGTGAGTATCTTAGCTTTGCCGGGCTTGAAAAGTCTAGCAACTTTAATAGATGCTTCCTTACCTGCCTTGTCATTATCAAATGAGATGATAACATTTTCAAAGTCATCAAAGAACTCTAAGCTTTCCTTGATATCTTTTACTGCACCATTCGCACCACGTTTGATAGATACCACAGCCCACTTAGAACCAAGTAGTTCGTAAGCAGACATCGCGTCACACTCTCCCTCTGTTATGGTGACATACTTGCCACTCTTAAATAACTGTTGACCAAACAAACCTGTATCGTTATAAGTACCAGATACAAAGAAGTCTTTGTTTGTTACGTTACGACACTTAGTAGCTGATAGCTCATGTCCATTGTAGTAGGGATAAAAATGTTTAACGACATTACCTTGTAGGTCATGTACACATTTAACTCCATACTTAGTGGCAGTTGCTTGAGATATTTTTCTATCTGTAAGAGCAGAAAACTTACCTTCATTTACAATATCAGGTTGTTTAGTCTGTGTTGTTGTCACTGTTTGCATATCCTTTCCTCCACATGCTTTAGTATAGCTAGGCATAAACTCACCACAACTGAAACACTTTGCTGAATCATCTTCGTTGATTCCTACAGCATCACTACTGTTGCAAAGCGGACAGGGTTGGTGTAGTTTATCCCATGTTTTATCCATGTTGTTAGCCCTCACTATGGATTAAGATTCTTCTTCTGTTGAATCTTCTACAGTTTCTTCAGTATCATCTTGTTCAACTACTGCTTCAGGGCTTTCCTTTAGCACAGCTTCAAGATTATTTTGATGACCTTGTGAAGCATAGTTTAAAGCTTCAACCAGTACATTCAATGTGCCTATCTTACTGATAGATACATTAGCACCTGCTCTCTTCTGTTCATCTTCAATCTTTGAAACATCATAGACTGATTCACCATCATCATTCTTAATAGTAATTATCATATTAAAATTCCTCGTTGTCTGAACTAGCTTCAGAGTATTCTACTAAATCAGTAACCTTTACAGCTATTAACTCTGCAAACGTACCATACTTACCTGTATAGGGTTTAATCTTTACAGTCACACCAGAACCATTACCAACATTAACATCTAAGTCTGTGCCTTCAGCATCAACTAACTTAGGTGCAGGATTGGTAGTCCCATCATGCTTGTCTACTTTTCTACTGAATGAGAAAGCAGGTTCATCATACTTAGGCTGACCATCTCTGGTTCTTACCTGTGATAAACCAATACCCTCTAACTTAGTAGCAGTATCTACATCAGTCAACACAACTATTCCATACTTATGTGGTTCAAACTTAGTGTTTGGTGTGCTGACGTTAGCCCACATAGCTTTTCCTTCTACATACTCATACATATATTGTACCTCCTTTAGGTCGTATTAAGTTTTGCAATTGTATCACAGATTAACTTTCTTGTCAAGTCTTTTCTGTCTTCTTCTTGCATTATTTCTATCCCTTGTAAATTGAATAGCGGGTTGCAAGTCTTCCCAGAGTTCATCAAGTGCTTGTTTCTTTTGTTCTTTATTAAGTCTTGTAACGATTTTGATATCAGACTTCTTAGGTATCCAAGTATCCCAGTAGGCTTTGTCCATGTCTTTCCATGTCCAACCTATCTGCTTGTCTAGTGTTGTTGATTTAAAATATAAATTCATAATAACCCTCGTGTTAAAAGTGGGTACTTTAAAGTGATACCCAGCACCCGAACATTATCTTTTAAAGTCACCGAACGACTGACTTTTTACAAGGGAAGGTAATCGGTTTAGTTCTCATCCCATTTCATTTACAACCTTTTCAAGAAAGGATTTTACAGTAACGCGAACACCTTGTAAAACTTAGTCTGGTTTTAGTGGCACTAGACCAGAAACTAGCACGATTGAATCGTATGCCTTTAGGTTCAGGAAGGTTAGTTGAGGGCTACACCCTTAGACATACCTGAATAAGTGCCTATTGTACCACAACTAACTATCATTGTCAAGCTTTAAGTTTAATAATTTAACTTTATATTCATCCTTGTTCCATGATACTTCATAACATATCTGGTCACTAGGATTATTGTGATTGTATTCAATTACATAATGCTCCCAAGCTCTATACTCTTCCTCACTCATTGGAGTTAGTTCAGTATCTGTTATCTCCACCATATTGGTTTCTCCCTGTTCTTGTTCCATTGTGCATAGTGCTTCTCATGTATCACATAGTCTCTATATGCTACGATAGGGTCACTATCTTTGTATACATCTGGCATAGCCTGTGCAAGTGTTGTCATGCTTGTATGTGTAATGTTATCAGGCATCTTACTTAAAGGTTCTTCAAGCTTAACAAGACTTGCATGAGTCTTACCATACCTATATGTATACTCCATACCAAGTGCTAAGAAGTGTTGATACAACCATGAGTAATTACTGCTTGACTCTCTTGCCCATATAGTACAAGGATGATTCTTGTATGCCTCTTTGTAAAGTCCTACACTATCTGCATACTCATCACCATCTAACACTCTATGTGCAGTACATAACATTTGTGCAGTTTCAAGTGGCATCTTCACTAACATCTTATCTGGCTGTGCTTCTGCTGATACAACAGGACACTCATCAAAATAAAATATGTTCATTTGTTTTTCCTCTCATCATCCATAACTATTAATGCAACTCCTGTTATACAGAATAACATAAACCCTATCACAAACATGAGTCCTATTACTTCTCCTATCATTCTACTTCCTCCAAGTGTACGTTCTCTCCTGTCAATACACCCAGTCCGCCTGTAGCTGACTGTTCTTTCCATTTATTATCAACAGCTTCTTGAACTTTAATATCTACATTAGTTTCTCTATCATTTAAAGCTCCTCTCAATCCTTTCATAATCATATTAAGATTATTAATATCTGATTCTAATTCTAGATTAATAGCTTCTAAAGAAATTATCTTCCTGTTTAAAGTTATTATCTCATCTGCATTATTAGTAATGCCTTTATCTAACAACAGTATACTAGCGTACATAGTTAATCCAACCACCATCACTGTTATTATTTTCATTAAGTGTGCTTTCATTTACCTTGCCCTCTATATTTCTTATGGTTAGCTTTAGTATTTTTATTCATAGTAGAGTAGCCAACATTACCTCTACCTTGACTTGTTCTCTTACCCCTAACACCTGTTGCTGAAGTATGAGTTTGTTTAAATGCTTTTGATTTTACAGCCATTCTGTTTTATCTTTCCTCCTTTTATCGTTATACTTAACAACTCTTCTACCACTTTTATAGCCTGTTATTTCTCTATACCATTTACCATCTTTAAAAGTAATTTCTATAAAGCTAACATCTTTATCAAGTTGTTCTTCTTTTAATTCTTCTTTTCTTTTTTCTACTTCTTTATTATATTGAGTCATAATTATTATTGTTTTGTTTTAAATATATATAATATTGTATCATACTTTTGTTACAATTATGTTACAATTATGTTACAAGTTTGTGAATTATTATAATATAAATTATTAATATAATTAATTATTATTTTTAATTATGTTTTAAATATTTAAAAGAATATTGTATCATATAATTGTTACAATCGTGTGACATTTGTGTTACAAGTTTGTGAATTATTTATCAACTGCCCAACCAGTAACAAAAATATAAAAATAATATTAAAAATACTATTAAAAATATAGTCAATTCTAAGCTCCTCTGTTAGTTTATTTGGTAGGGTTAGTACCCTTGTATAAGTCATCTAAAGAAATGCTTAAGGCATAGCTTACATGCTCTCCTATCCTATGAATTATATCTGTTTCTGGTATGTCCATTGGATTGCTCCACTCTTTTATGTCATCGTATAGTTTATCAACAAAAAGATTAAACTTTTTCTCTGATAATTTATTGACCACAAAATCTCTGGCACATATGTTAATTAGTTTTCTATATAATGTTTTATTCATCAGTTTAATCCCTCCACTTGATTCCAGTTCTCATCAAGGATAAGTACTTCTTCAAAGTTATGTTTATAATCTATCTCTAAGTCTTGCCAGTTTTCATAAGTCTTTTTAGTTCCATCTTTAAAAGTTATTTCTAAGTCTGCTCTTGACAAGTCCCAATCTTCTATATCGTCCCAATCAATACCTAGTTCTTCTAAGTCCCAACTAAGATATGCACTATATCTAGCTTCTATAATCTTAGGTTTAGTTCCTTCTATCCAATCACTCATTATAGTTCCTCCCAACATCTTGTATCATAAGATATTTCAGTGTTTGTAATTTCCCATAGCAATCTTTTACCAGACTGATAATGTTCTGCTATCTCATTATCAGCACAATCTTCTTCATCATAATCATACTCATCAAAATGATTATCAGGTAGTTCCCATATGGTTTCTACTGTTTCTATTACTTTAAGTTTCATGTTATCTCCTGTGTTGTGTCTATCTCATCTACCATATCCCATACATCATCAAAGGCTTCTTCTACTTTGACATCACATATCTTACTTTCTACTTCAATGTGTAAGATGTTTAAAAGTTCTCTGAAGTCACACCATTGTTTATATGTCATCAGTTTACCTCTCTCATGTGTTGTCCATAATATTTCATATCATTCTCTGAAAAGAAAACATTAGGTATTCCATCTACTGTTTCTCTGTATCTGACTATACCATGTGGTATTAGGTCATCAACCTTTTCAAGAACTATATCTCTCTCTTCCATTGTATCACACTTAATCGTTATGTTGTATGTATCTTTCATTTTTTTCTAACTCCCTTTTTAAAGTTTTATTATATGAGTAGTAAGTATCTTGTAAGTACTCACTCTCATCGGCATCTGTGCCTATAAGATGTTGACTATCATAGTGATTATCAACTAAATTATCTATCATCTGTGTCATATCGTCCATGTTTACTCCTATATATTATCTATTATTTCTTGTCTTATCTCTTCTAAATAAGAGATAGCTTCTCCAATATTTAAATCATTTAATCTTCCAGATTCTTTTAAGCCACAGTTCTTATACTCATGTATAAACTCTATCACTCTATTTACATTTGCTAAATCTTCGTATCCCATATTATACCTCCTTAATCTGTTGGGTGTAGTCCTTCTACTAATGCAAGTAGAATCATTTTTACTTGGTCAATATCAGTAGCTTCTGTTATGATTCTTCTGATATCTCCGTGTTCTCCTTTTGTTATATCAAATACTTTTGAATTGTATTGTACAACATCTTCTAGTCTAGTGTCAATTTCTCTTTTAATTTCATAGCCTAAATCTATTTGCATATTTATACCTCCTCAATATATATTTTATGTCCTCTTGCTGAGTTGTTTAAACTCTTAGAGGATATCTCCATGATACAACTTACATTGTAGTCAAGTATTCTTTTATGTGCATTACCTTTAAAGAAGTGTGAAGTAGCCATTATCTTAAACAATTCCATAGCCTGTTGTTTAGGATACTCTAACATCTTTACTTCTTCTCTCTCATTATTAAACGTACAACTATGAGTTGAAAGCTTTATAAGTTCTTCGTTATCTTCCCATATATAATTAAATATAAATCTATATGTTTCGTATTTTGGATTTTGAAATCCTATTTGTTTTCTTGGCATTGTTTTACCTCCTAAGTAAATTGGTCATAAAATTCTTGTTCTGCTATGAACTGTAGAATCTCATCTCTATCATCATCGGCATCTAGTCCGTTTATGTATGCTACAGTATTTACAACATCATCAATCAAACCTGCCTCATCATCAGCAACTACATCTTCATACAGTCGCTCTAATGTCTCGTCATTTATTTTATTTGTCATAGTTCCTCCTTATTATATTTGTACTACATCAATTACAAACCCTGAATAATCCTTCTTGGCTTGTCCCTTTGCCTTTAGTCCTACCACGCTGTTAGGCTTGTCAAGAAACCTCATGTCGTGGGTGTCTCCATCTATCACCTCTAGTCCCTTGAACATGCTTGGCAAGTCCTTAGTTCTAAACACTACTGCTTTGTTGTTCGGTACTTTGTCAAACATCTTAGCGTATTTGTCGTTGGCTTCACTATAACTCCATGTTAAATGATAGTTGGGTATATTGTCAACTTTCCTAGTTGGTATCTTTGTATAGTCATAGAATTGTACATTTGGAAACATCTCAAATATATTCTGTCCTTCTATGTCTATCTTCTCCCATTGTATATCACTCGTACCATTGAGTCTTATTGCTGGTAGTTTATCTTTTCTATTACATGCTCGTATGAATTTATGTATATCATGTACAAGCTGTTTCATGAACTCATCTCTATCATTTAGAAACAAATCAGTTTTTCTCTGTCTAGCTTTTTGGATACTTGGATAAACTCCGCCTAATCCTGCTGTATTTAGACAAGCACTCTTACACTTGGCTATGTCTTGATAAGGGCATATCTTAGTATTTACTGGTCTAAGATGCATTATCACAGACCAGTATTTACTTGATACTTTATTACTCTTATCAATCTTGGGATTCTTTCCCACGCTTAACAAGTTGTAAGACATCTTACTTAGTAATTAAGCAAAGGTATCTCTTAGATAGTCCATTGAATACAATGCCTCTATCAGTAGAGTATAAAAGTTTATTAGTTCTTTTATTACCTCTTTTATTATTTGCAATCCTAAACTTTAACCCCAACACATTTACATGATGGAATTTTTTATCTGGATTATACCTATCTTCAAAAGTTTTTATGCTTAACATAATAGCCCTCATAATATGTCTCATGCTTTTTGTAGGTGATGAGACTTTAACCTAAATCTATTTATCTCTATAATAATCTACAGTTAGTACTACCTTGAACTTGTCTTTATTTACTTGTACATCATCAATAATGCATTCGTGCATTTGTGATTCTATTACTGCATCTCTATGCCATATTGTAGCACCTAGAGCCTTGTCACATAGAGCATTTACAAAGTTATTTCTCTGTGTTTCCCTTGCTATATCATTATAATCTTCAGTATATGTTAGTTTCATATATGTTTATTCCTATAATATGATAACCTTTTCAAATCGTGGCGTTATCTTTTTCCTTTTAGCTTTTCGGTTATACCTATTCGGCTATTTGTTTTCTTTATTGTTCTATTAAATCAGTTCTTAAAAACGATGTCAATACCCAAATTAAAATTAATACCCTTTATTTATTAATATCGTTTCTGGATTCATACATATTCTTCTAGAATGATTCAGTCTAGACCATTCATATTTTAAACCGCTATCATCTTTTCCAGCTTTTGCTCTCGCTGTTATCTTCTTAAATTTAATAGCGTATCTTTTAGCTTTTCTTTTAGCATTTTTACTTTGTTTTTTTGGCTCATCGGCAACCCATATATTAACTGGTTGACCGTATGAATCTAATACTATCTTTTGCATATTAGTTCCTTTATCTAATCAGTGACTGTTTAATTACAATCAATTTCAATATGTGTACTATGAACCCCAATTGTGACAGAACTATGACAAGTTTGTGACAGAGTTGTGACAGATTGTGACAATTGTGTGACAAAGTCGATGCTCTGAGAGGGCGTACAAGCCATTATTAGAAATTTTTGATAGTGAGACCTTAACAAGTCTTTTGAAGTAATAGAGAGGATTAGAAGGTCGATGTATACACTGCTAACATTGATGAAGCTTATAAAGTAATATAAGTATGAACTACTGTGATTTTATACAGTATTTCAAATCTTGTTAACTAGACAAATGTCATATTTACTTTGCAACGCTTGACACGTTAACAAGTGGACAAAAGTCCCTATAAAGACTTTTAAAGTTATGCACAGTTTATCCACAGCCACTTGTAAAGCTGGATAAGTTGTTGATATCCTGTGGATAAGTTTTTTGAAGTTTTTCAAGTAGGGGAGGCAGGATGCCCATACCCCACCCCACCCCTATATCTAAATCATATACATTTTAGACCAATATGAGTATTAACCAGTTAGCCGCATAC